TAGTATAAAAGTCGGAATAAAACTGGATGAAAAAGCCATAGCTAATATTGATAATGAATTAAACACTAAATTAAAAGATAAAAATGTAAATATTAGTATTGATGCTAAAAATCTTGAACAAATAAAAGATTTATTAAACAATATATATCTTGAATTAGGTAGAATTGAAAGTAAAAATGGCTTTAGTGCTGCAACTAAAGGAGCAAAAGCTTTCAATGAAGAATTAAAAAATACAACTAAGCATATCAAGAATCAATCTTTTGCTACAGACAACTGGATATATAACTGGTCTAAAGCTATGCAATCTTTCTTGACATATAATACGGTAACACAATTCTTTAATACTTTTATGAATGGTATTAGAGATATGATTGGTCAAGTTAAAGAACTTGATGATTCTCTTGTTGAGTTACAAAAGGTTACAGATTTAGAAGGAACGGCTTTAGAAAACTTTATTAACAAAGCATATGAAGCCGGCGAAGCCGTGGCAAAAACAGGAAAACAAATGATTGACGCTGCTACTGCATTTGCTAAATCTGGTTATGATGCAGATATGTCTTTACAACTAGGTAAAGTTGCTGCAATGTATACTAATATTGCCGATGAAGAAATATCTACTGGTGAAGCGGCGGAATTTATTATTGCGCAAATGAAGGCTTTTGGTTTAGAAACATCAAATACTGCAAAGACATTAGAAAATGCTTATCACGTAATTGATGCTGTTAATGAAGTTTCAAATAATTTTGCTGTTAGTTCTGCTGATATTGCAAACAACTTAGGTAAAGCATCTGCCGTAATGGCTAATGCTGGTAACTCTATGGAACAATATATTGGTATGATGACGGCTGCAACTGAAGTAACAAGAAATGCAAGTAAAGCTGCAAATGGTTTAAAGACAATCACATTAAGATTGCAAGGTATGAATGACAATGGAGAAGAGTCATTGGAATTGCAAGCTCAAATGGAGGGCTTATTTAATAAATTAAATATTTCTGTCTATAAAGCAAATGGTGAACTTAAAAACACTTATGAAATATTGGAAAGTTTAGCCGCCGTATATCCAAAATTAACAAACGCTGAAAAAGCATATGTTACTGAAACAATTGCTGGTAAATATCAAGCACAGAATGCTGCTGCAATTTTAAACAATTGGGCTACGGCTGTTGAAGCTACTGAAACTGCAATGAATAGCCAAGGTAGTGCTGCAAAAGAAAATGAAAAAGTATTGCAATCTATTACAGGTCATTTAAATCAATTAAAAGCTGCCTGGGAAGAATTATCTCGTAGTACTTTTAGCAAAGAATTAATAACTACGGTTATTGATTTAGGTACCGCAATATTAAAATTAGCAAATAATGACTTTGTGCAATTAGCTGCTAAAATTGGTATTGTTGTAGGAATATTAAATATATTATCGGGTTCAGTTATTGTTAAAACAATTGCAGCATTTATGTCTTTAGCTGCTTCTGAAGGAATTGCCGCTACATCAACTCTAGCGTTCCAAATGATAGTCGAAGCGTTGAATAAAACAATGATTGGTCGTTTGATTGTAAGTATGTTTACTTATATAAAAACTTTAGGCACTGTTGCCGCAACTCAAGGAGTTGTTGCAGCATCAAGTATGGCTCTTAAGGGGGCTTTTGATTTATTAGCCGCCCACCCTATTTTCTTTGCTTTAACTGCTTTTGTTGGAACAATGGCTTTATTAAAAGCAAATACTCAAGCTGTTAGAGATGAAATAACAAATTTAAATACAGAATTAGAAGATTTACAAAGTATAGATGATAGATTAGGTGAAATTTCTGATAAATTTGCAGAGGGTAATCTATCAGTATCTGAACAAAAGGATTTATTTGAAGAAATTAAATCTTTACAAAAGAAATTAAGAGATGAATATAACTTAAATACTAAAGCCCTTAATACAACTAATGGAGAAATTGAAAAACAAATTGAAAATATGAGAACTCTTATTGAGTTAGAAGAACAAAAGAAAAATAAACAGGCTTTAGAAGATACAGAAGACCTTGGGGCAGGTATGAGCTTTGGCGAATTTGTTTTAACCCCATCAAGATGGTTCGACGGATTCACTAAAGAGGGTCAAAAACGTATAGATGAAGAAATTGAAACATATAAAAATAACATTATAAAATATGCAAAAGGTGCAAATAAAGATATTGCAAATGCATTTACTGATTTTGAAAATACATTAGAAGACCCTAATATTACAGCCGACAAATTTGCGGAATATTTTACCGCAACATTTAAAGCAATCCAAGATTCTGATTTAAGCGAAGAAGCAAAAGGATATTTAATAGCACAATTAAATGAACTTAAAAGAGATTATGAAGAAGTGTTACAAGATACTTTTGATTTTAATAAAGTTAAAGATAGAATTAAACTACCTCAATGGAAGGGAGTTATAGATACTTTAATTAATAGTCAAGATGGAGAACTTTTTGAAGGTAGTGGTATCAAAGTTCATTTGGCTAGTGCTTTAGAAAAGGGATTAGATTCTGATTGGTTTAGGGAACAAATTCATAAAATAGCAAATGAAAAAGGTTTTGCTGATATCAGTTTAATAAATGAATTAGGCTTAAATGAGGATGAAAATTGGCATTATTTAAATGCTTTAATTACTATGTCTAATGGCTTAGGAATACCTTTAGAAAATTTATTAGACATTTTAGTTGAGTTATATCCTCAATTGGCTTCTGTTTCTGATGCTACAGCAATTGCAAGAACTCAATTTGAAGAGCTAGGAGAGCAACTATTATCTCTTAAAGATGCATATAATGATATATCAGATGCGTGGGATGAATATAATGAAAAAGGATATTTTACGGTTGATACTTTAGATAAGTTGTTAAACGATTATCCTCAATATTTAGACGCATTGGTTGATGAAAATGGTTTAATCAGGAATAATACAGATATGTTCCAGGCTTTAGCTGAAGCTAAAATTAACGATATTCAAGCGAGTGAAGATGCTAGATATTATAATGAATTATTAAAATTAGCACAAGTTGATGAAGCTGGTGCCGCACAATTAGCTGCGGGAAGTATAAATGCACACGACCAAGCTATGGCTGGTCAGGAAGTTAATGCTAGCAAGTTAAGAGCGCAAATCGAAGCAAACATTAAAGCGTTTAATGATGAGTCTGCTGCGGCTTTACAGGCTGCTTATGATATTGTTGAAGCAGACCATATTAGAAATAATGCGGTTATAGATAAAACAAGGCTTGGAATTAGACAAAATTTTTCTGCTTCTATGGGTAGAAGTTCAAGTAGTTCTAAAAGGTCAAGTTCAAAAGGTTCTTCTTCGACAAAGAAGGAAAAAGAATGGTGGGAAACTGCTCTTAGTGACCTTAAAGACCAATTCAATTATAATGAAATTACAGTAGACCAATATATTAATAGTTTACAAAATTTATTAGGAAAAGTTGGTCAAGGAACAGAAGCTTGGAGAAAAATAAATAAAGAACTACAAAAACAAAAATTAGATAAGGTTAAGGATGATTATGATGCTGGTCGTATATCTCTTAATCAATATATTATATCACTTCAAAATTTACAAAAAGCATATGCAGCCGGTACGGATGCTTGGAATGATTTAGCAAAAGCAATTAAAAAGGCAAAACTTGATAAATTAAAAGAACAACAAAGTGACCTTAAAAGTGCTCTTTCTGCTGTTACAGACACTTTAGATAAACAGATAGACAAATATGAAGAATTAAAAGATGCAGCAGATGAAAAGTATGATGATGAAATAGATAAATTAAATGAAGTGAAAGATAAATTAGATGACAATGTTGATGATTATGAACGTGCTCAAAAGGCCGTTGTTAAATTTTTAAATGAGCAGCTTGATGCAATTAATAATCAAAAAGATACAGTAGAAGATTATTATGATGGTGTTATTGATGCAATTGAAAAAATGAATGAAGACACTCAAGAATCTATTGAGTTAGCAGAAGCGTATGAAGCGTTAATGAATGCTATGACCCAAAAGACAAAGAAGGTAAAATGTATGCTTTCTATAAAGATAGCTCAAAACGGGGAAACTCCTGAGAAGGACAATCCCGTGGGTAAGATTTATTTTAAATATAAAAAGATGAAAGGAGTAAATATATGGCAAGTGGTAAAAGATATACCATTGATGAATTTAAAATTAAATTATCAGATGTAAATTCTAATATAGAAATTCTAAGCGATGTATATGTGAATAATCGCACTCCTTTAAAATGTAAATGTAAAGTTTGTAATAATATGTGGGAAGCGAAACCACAACATTTATTGAGAGGGCACGGTTGTTTAAAATGCCATCTTAATAAAATAAGTTTAAGCATAAATGATATTCAAAATAAAGTTGAGGATGTTATTATTATTGGCAAAAATAATAATAAATTGAATTGCAAATGTGAAATTTGTGGCTATGAATGGAATACTTATAAAAATTGTATTTTACAAAATCATAAATGCCCACGATGTGCAATTAAAAGAAGAGCTTTAACTGATGAAGAGTTTATAAATAGGTTAGATAAAATTAATAAAGATGTTATATTGTTAGAAAAATATAATGGAATGAATAATAAAGTAAATGTTAGGTGTAAAATTTGTGGAAAAGAATATAAAGTTACACCAAATAATTTATTAAAAGGAAATAAGTGTAAAAATTGTTTAAAAATAAAAAGAACATATAAAAAAGAAGAGATAGAAAATAAATTAGATAAAATTTCTATTATAGGAGAATACAAAAATACTCACACTAAGACATTATTTGAATGTAATAAATGTAAACATCAGTGGAGTGCTTTACCATCTTCTATATTATATGGGACAGGTTGTCCTAATTGTTGTTTATCAAAAGGCGAAAAATATATTAAACAATTTTTAGAAGATAAAAATATTATATTTGAACAACAGAAGAGATTCCTTGATTTATTTTATAAAAATTATAAAAATAAATTATCTTATGATTTTTATTTGCCCGATTATAATTTATTAATTGAGTATAATGGCAAACAACATTATCAACCTATAAATAGATTTGGTGGTGAAGAAAGCTTTATAGAACAACAAAATAGAGATAAATTGAAAATACAATATGCAAAAGATAAAAACTTAAACTTATTAATTATAAAATATGATGAAGACATAAAAGAAAAACTTAAAGAATATATTTAAAATAAAATCCCGTAACGACCACAGAGTTTATAGGTAACTATACTCATATGCTATCCTTTCACAAAATGTGATTGAAGGTATGGTCTGAACTGCAACTATAATCTAAAAATGAAATTGCAGAGTTAGGATTAACGTCCTAGCCGCCACAATTGGTGGTCAGTAACTTATAAAGTGAAAGTAACAGAAATTGATATAAAGAAGGTCTTGGATGGATATGGACTACAGATGCCGAAGCAATTAAAGAGGCTAAAAAAACTTATGAGGATTTAATTACTAGTGCTACAACTAAAGAGATAGAAGAGCAAAAAGATAAAACGGTTCAATCTTTAGAAGAACAAATAGAATCGCTTCAAAATTATATAGATTCTTGGGATAAAGTTTTCGATAAGTTTGATAATGAAAAAAATACAAATCTTGCTAATTTATTATTAGGCGAGAATTGGACGGAGATGGTATCTCAACTTGACCCACAAGTAGTCGATGATTTTTCGAATGCTTATTATGATTTACAAGTTAATCTTGAGGAAACACAAAAACAAATTGATGAGTTAAATAAGCAAAAAGAAGAAGAAGATGAATATTGGGATAAATTAATTAAAGATTTACAAGATTATAAAGGCGAATGGTCAGATGTTGCTAATATATATGAAGAAGCTCAAGATAGACTTAAGGCAAGTCAAATTATGGGTGCAAATTGGGAAAAAGAAATACTTGATAAGAGAATCGACGTGTTAGAGAACTTTAAAAATAAATATAATGCAATTCTTGCCGAGATTGATAAAGTTGATAATATGTCAACAAATCAAGCGTCTAACTATACACCTTACGCATTACCTGGTTATGCTGATGGAGGGGAAGTTAATTATACCGGTTTAGCAATGTTGCACGGTACACCATCAAAGCCAGAATATGTATTAAACAATGACCAAATGAGAAATTTATTAAGCAATTTAGTAAATCCACGTGTTGTATCAAATGTTACTAATGGAGGAACTTCAATATATAATTATAACTTTGACCGTATTGAATTACCAAATGTAAGTAATGCAAATCAATTCTTAAGAGAATTAAAATCTTTAGTTAATACAACTCGTAATCAATAGGTAAGGACATTAATATCCTTACCAAAATGGTGGCGACATAAATGTCGGTACCATTAATTATATGTTGTCGCCGACATTTATGTCGGTGACTTCAAATCAAAAAGGAGGTAAAAGTATGATAAAAATTAAACATATATTCCACGATAATACAAATACAAGTGGTAACGGAACTGATTATCATATTTCAAATAAGAGCGGTGATTCTTCAATGGTTATCTCTTGTGGTGATTTAAATGAAACTCCAACGGCAACAACTGCCACATTAACATTCTATGGTAAAGCAACTGGAAGTAATGTGTTTGTTGCAATTCAAGCAATTCAAGCAAGTGATTATACTTTAGTTAGCACAGGAAGCATTAACGAATCTTATTTGATTGATATGTCATCATATGAAGATATTAGGGTTGCATTAAGCAATGCTGATGGTAATGTTACTGTTATCGGGGAGGTTGTTGAATAATGGCAAAGGACACTATAGCAAGAGCTTTAGCCATCCACGCTATGAGTGAACCAATAATACCTCTTGCAGGAGATGGTATTGACGTTTCCGGAGGAAAAATTAATGTTAAATATGACAAAGACACAATTAATACTAACGGAAGCGGCGAATTAGAGGTTAAACCTAGCAATGTGGCAGCTTCTTTAACAGGATATGATGCAACAAAAAATCAAATTTTAAAAAATAATAATGGAACATTAACTTGGGAAGATATAGAAGTTTATATTTCATTAAGTTAAATTTAAGGGAGGAGGAATTATATGATTTACCAACCTAAAAATATACAACCAACTCATAGGTCTATAGATGGTCTTAAAAATAATGAAATATCTATGGTAATGAATACGACAGAATATGTTGATGCGTACAAATTGACTATCTATAATATGGATAATACTATTTTTTATGATGGCGCTAAAACTAATTTCTCCGACAATTTATATAACGGAGAAACTGGTTATATTAGTTTACCTAATACGTTAAATTTAGTAAACGGAGAAAATTATAAATGGACTGCAAAGCTTTATCAAAGTTCAAGTAATATGCTTATAACTTATGGTAATGTAATTTCTCCAACTACATATACATATACGGTTGGTGGTGGCGGATTAACCGCTAAGAACTATCATTTCATTATTGATAACGACACATATATATTTACCGTTGTAAGTAATTTAGTATCTAGCGATATTATATCTTTTGATACATCTTCTGAAATAACTTCGCTTATTTCTTCATCAAGTCAAAGTTCTTATTATTTACCAACGACAAAAATAACAAATAGCTCTTTTGGTACTATTACATTAAATTCAAATACATATACGGTCGGTAGCGGAGGATTAAGTGCTGGGAAATATCACTTTAAAGCTAGCGGTATTGATTATTGGTTTAATACTTTATCAGATTTGGTTTCTGGAGATACGATTGTTTTCAATCCATCAACATTGACAATAACTCAAAATCACTCTGGTATTGCTATTTCATTAAATTATGTATCAAGCACTCAATTAACAGCAACTCAATCTATAAACACTACTACTCAAGTATATTTACAAAGAAATATTAATATAAAATCACAAATGACTCTTGAAATAAACAATGAAACTAAGACAATTAGTTCTTATGATTCAACGACAGGATTAGCTATAGTTTCATCGGCATATACAAACGTTCCAACATCTAGCGATACTTATAATGTATATTCTGATTTCATAGAAACTATGCCTGAAAATTTATTATATGTAAGAGCAACTCCTGTGATAACCATTACTGGAGCAAGTGCAACGTTAACAAGTAAAAGCGCTAGTTTTACTGGTGGATATGCTCAAAGTGATAATGTTCCATTGGTTTATTATTTATGGAATTTGTATTCAATTGATGGTAATGGTGAAACTTTAATTAAAAGTTCAAGAAAAACATATAGCGCAAATATTGAATTTGAATATGACGGATTTAAAAATGGAGAAACATATGCTCTTGAATTAATTTGTGAAAATGAATTTGGTATTATTGCAAATACAAAGTCTATATTTACAGTTAGTTATGATGAAGTAACTTATGATGAGCAACCAGTGGCCGAGCAAACAGATGAGCAAGGAATTAGAGTATCTTGGTTAACAACTGTGTTAACAGAACCTTATTCTTTATATATTAAAAATGCATCAGGATACGTTCAATCTGATGACAATACATTATATAGTTTATGGTTAGAACCAAATCAAGATATTTATCCAAATACAACTATAATTGTTGGTTTAACTGCATCTGAAGGGTTAATTGAAAGTTATGACATCAATACTGGTTTTACTATGTTAAGCGAACCATTAAATTATATACCGACAACAGGGGAATCTTACTATATTTATTCAGAGCCGAATTATAATTTAAATGGTATTAATATAGAAACAAACGTTCCATATAGTGGTGTTAATACTGCGGCTATTGGAGATAACCACTTAGTTTATTATAAAAACACTGGTTTGGCAACATACCCAACAGATTTTCAATTGACAATGCAATTTTTACTTGATGATAACTTTTTCTATGGAGACAACAATGTTTATCAAGATATGGCTTTAATTGCAAGATATGAGGGAAATGATGCCCTTGGATTAGAAGACTTAATGGTTTTTGCTAAAGATTATAATTTTTATGCAATAACTCCAAGTGAAAGTAGTGGTTCATTAGTTGGTGGAACAATAACTGGAGTAGAGCCAGATGGTTCTGCTATTTATGTAAGCACCGGTTATACAATTGATATTACAAAACAAAAATTTGTATGTTTAACTGAACAGGAATATATAGCGTATATTATTTCTTATGATTCTTTAACGAATAAATTAACATTAGAAAAAAATATACCTAACGAATATATTCCAGATGTTGGAGATACATTCTTTTTATATGATACGATAACAGCATCTTATTATGATGCTCCAAATAATGTTTTTTGTTTACAGGCAACAAATTTCATAAGTCCATATGCGGATTATGTATGGACAGATTCTAGTAACTGGAACGATGCCTATTATTGGCTTGAAGGCGGAACTCCAATTGGTAGAGCAACTGAGAATTGGTGGAAATTACAAATTACACCTAGTGGAATGATTATAGCGAAAGGAGGAGTATAATATGGGAGTATTACAAAAAGTCACTTTTTATAGCCACGTTAATTTAGATTTTGCACATTTAGAAAAAGAAGAACTTGGGCAAAATTCCAATATTTTTGTTGATGCTTATAAGCCTGTTGCAAACAATTATACTCGTTCTTTGGTTAGTTTTGAAAATGGCGTAAATTCTCAAAGTGTATCAGATGATGCTTTGGGTTATACCTTTTCAATATATAGATTAGATGAAGATGGAACTACTTTGATTCCTATTTCTTCTAAAAATAACGATAAACTATCTATTGTAGATTATAATGTTAGAAATCAAAAAAAATATCAATATTACATTTTCAAAGAAGATTCAACATCTATTTCTAAAGCATTATTATCCAATGAAATAACAACTTGTTGGTGGGATTATTCTATTAGTGGATTAACATTAGAAGATGTTGCGACAAATACTTATAAAATTAATCCTAATGATGTTTGGTTATTTGGGTCAAACGTTGAAAGCGATAGTACATCACAAAATTTTGCAAAGACAACATATCAAAATTTAACTAAATACCCACAAATATCAACTGGGAAATCAAATTATGCTAGTGGTTCGTTTTCTGCATTAATAGGAAAAGTTGAAAATAATGATTATAAGGAAGACGTTTTATTATTAGATAAGTGGAATGAATTTTGTTCAAATAATCAACTTAAATTGTTCAAAGATAGAAAAGGGCACAAATATATTGTTGATGTGACAACATCCAGCAACAATACTCTCGATGAAACAAGGCAGCAGGCTACTGTTGTAACAGTCGGATGGACTCAAATAGATAATGCTGATGAATATATTATTATAGGTGATTAATTATGCATAATAGTATGTATCAAATTCAAGCATTAGCGGATATTGCTAATGAATATTTAAAAACAATATATGGGGAATTTTTAATTGTTAATAATTCCAATATGTATAATTTTGATATGATACAAACGATTTTAAGAAAAGGAAAATATACTTCAAGATATCGTTTGTTTTTATTATATCCGGATGAAAAAATTAATTATGAAATTCCTCAATCCGATATCATCAATGATGCTGGCAATTATACTGAAAATTATCAAAATGGACAAAGAAGAAATGCAAACATTTCATTAGTTAATATTAATGGACAATATACCCCTAATATTAATTCTATTTGGATTTATGATAAATTTAGATTGGATGTTGGTGTCGAATATAATGATGAAGTATTTTGGTTCCCACGTGGAATTTACATAATGGGAAACCCAAGTGTTCAACACAATGATTCCGATAAACAAATATCTTTATCTTTGGTTGATAAATTTGCTTTATTAGAAGGTCATATGGGAACTCTTGAAACAACATATGAAATACCAGAAGGAACAGATATCGAAAGTGCTATAAAGGCAATTTTAACTATAGATTCTGGGAGTGGATATGCATTAGATTTAAAGCCAATTATTTATGACCACAGTTTTAAAGGCAGAAGAACGCCTTATACAATTAGAAAAGATGCAGGCTCTAACTTCGGAGAAATTATATTAGAATTAGCCAGTATCTTGGGTGCTGAATGTTTTTATAATGATATTGGCAATTTATGTTTTATTCCAATCAATGAAACCGTAGTTGATGAAAACAAACCAATTATTTGGGATTTTAGTGATGAACAAAAAGAGTTTATATCATCTAATTCAAATTATGATTTTGAAAATGTGGTGAATGAAGTTGATGTTGTTGGAGATAATATTAATAATAAAATTGTTTCAGCTGTTGCTAGAAATGAAGACCCTGAATCTCCAATATGCATACAAAGAATTGGGAGAAGGGTTAAATATTTGAATGATGCGGCGATATATAGCGATGAGTTGGCACAGGATAGAGCTAATTATGAACTAAGATGTTGCAGAATTTTAGGGACAAAAATATCAATATCAACAACATTTAATCCTTTATTATTTGTAGACAATATTATTACAATTGAAGATAGTTATTATAAGTATAAAAGAGAAAAATTTTTAATACAATCAATATCTTATTCTCTTGGTAGTAGCAATCAAATGACTATTACTTGTTCTGCATTATCCAATCTTAATATTTCAGATGAAGAAACTAAGAGTTATTTAGCTGATAATGCCCATAATTTCATAACAACAGTATATCAAGATTTTCTTGTTGTTACTAGAAGATAGGAGGAGATTATATGGATTTTGATTTAAATTATTTAGCACAATATAAAAGTGTTATAGAAGAAATTGTAAGAGCCGAATTAAAAAAGCAAAAAATACCAACATTTATTTCGGCAATAGTACATAGTGTTAACCAAGATGGCACTGTCAATGTATATCTTCCTCCTAATAAAGATAATATAGTTACTAAATTATTAAATAAAAGTGGAGAGACATTAGAGTCTAATGATAGTGTTGAGATAATGGCTAAAGGTGGTAATTTATCAAATGCCTGGGTAATGGTTAAACACGGAAATTAATAAAATGAAAGGATGTGAAAAGTATGGCTCAACAAACAATAAATAACTTGGAATCTGCTGCTACAGTAAGAAGTAAACTTAATAGTAACTTTACGGATTTATATAACAATAAATGTGCTACTTCTCACGCTTCAGTTAATACTACTTATGGTGTTGCCACTGGTTCGGTTTATGGGCACGTTAAGGTTACTGCTGCAAATGGTTTAACTTTAAATAGTGGTACTATTAGTATGAATGCTGCAAGTACAAGTCAAATTGGTACTGTGCAGTTAAATGATACTTTGACTTCTACGTCTACTACACAAGCATTAACTGCTAAGCAAGGTAAATTACTTAATGATAGTATTTCAAGTTTATCTAGTGGTAAAGCACCAACAAATCACGCTTCTTCGGCTACTACTTATGGTGTTGCCACAACATCAGCATATGGTCATATTAAAGTAACTACCGGTAATGGTTTAGCATTATCCAGTGGAACACTATCTATGACTGCTGCGAGTACAAGTACTGCCGGGGCAGTACAATTAAATAATACATTGACATCTACTTCAACAACTCAAGCCTTAACTGCCGCACAAGGTAAAGAATTATATGATAATAAAGCACAAGCTTATTATGGTAGTAGTGCGCCAAGTAGCGGTACAGGCAAAAATGGAGATATATATTTCTTAATATCATAGGGAGGTGAAATAAAAAAATGGCTAGTATATCAGAATATTCTTTAACAAATACCGGAGCAGAAGTTCAACAAGCAATTACTGATGCATTAACAAATTTACCTTATTTAATTAATCAAAAAGTTAGTGTAACAGACGTTTTAACAAAGACAAATACGACTGCTTATACTCCAACATCAGCATATCATCCAGCAACAAAAGCATATGCAGATAGTTTAAGACCAGAAATCACTGTTGGTACTACAACTACTGGAGCCGCTGGAACAAATGCAAGTGTTGTTAATAGTGGAACTAACACAAACGCTATTTTAGATTTCACTATTCCACAAGGAGTTAGAGGTTATAACGTAGGTTCTGTTTCAAGAACATCAGGAACTGGTGCTCCTGGGACTACGGATACATACACAATGTATTTAAATGACCCTGGTACAACATCAATAGGAACATTTACTGTATATAATGGTACAGATGCTTCTATATCAGTAGGGTTAAACAATATAACAGATAGTTCATTAACAATTACAGGAAGTCCACTTACAAGTAGTGGAACAATTAATATAAGACACTCAAATTCAATTACTGCGCAAACAACTCAAGCAGTATATCCAATTAAAATAGATAGATGCGGACACATTACAAGCTATGGTAGTGCTGTGTCTATTGGAGATATGTTTAAAAATGTATATGACACAAATAATAATAATATAGTTGATAGAGCAGAACATTTAGATAATGGCTCAGACCAATTATATTTTGACATTTCATAAGAAAGGAGAAATAATTAATGGCTTATGTAACAAGCGCTTCTTATGGTGGTCGTTATCTAAAATTGGAATGTTGGGAAAATGCAACTGACGTAGTTCAAAATTATTCTCAAGTAGGTGCTACATTATCATCAATCGGTGGTAGCGTTGCTTATTACTCAATATATAACTGGGGAGGAGATGTTAATGGTAGTCGACTATGGGGTATATCTACAACATATTGGAATAGTTATGCTTTCCCAGCAGCTACTGGTAGCGATACCAAATATATAAATGTATATCATAATGCGGATGGCTCAGTTGGTAATGTGGGGTTTACCTTATATGGAAAAGTATATTATGGTGGAACAGCATCTTTTGATGGAGCATTAGGTTTATCACAATTTAATCGTGGAACGACAGTTTATCAATCATTAAATAGTAAAACGCCAACATCAATAACAATGAACTGGTCTACAACTAACACCGCTGATTATGTTTGGTATTCTACAAATAATGGTTCTAGTTGGACTGGCGTTTGGAGTGGTTCTGCTTCAAGTGGAACTTATACAATTAGTGGGTTAAGTCCTAATACATCATATAATATTAAAACTAGGGCAAGACGTAAAGATACACAAAGAGATGGTAATTATAGTGGAACAACCGCTATATCAACATATCAATCATATAGCACCGTTACATCTGTAACTACAGGTAATTTAATGCCATTTACGATGACGGCATATTGTACTTCAAGTAATGCTGGTAATACCGATTCTTATGAATATTCATTATGCGATTCTAATTTATCAGTGTTACAAACATATACGACTAATTTAACATATTATAATTTTACTGGATTAAATGAAGAAACAACATATTATATTAGATGTAGAGTTAAATCTACCGATTCACAAGTATGGTCAGGATATTCATATAGTTCGGCATTTACAACTCCAGCAGACCAATCTAAAGGATATATTAAAATAAATGGAACTTGGACATTAGGAAAAGTTTATCATAAAGAAAATGGTGCTTGGGTTAAGGCAAAGAAAACATATTTAAAATATGGAGACTCTTGGCATATTTCAAAGAATCCATAGAAAGGAGGAATAAAATGATAGATAAATTACGTAGAGATATTTATGTATATCAAGGAACAAATTGTGATTTTACTTTTGATATTAATGTATTAGGAGAAAGATATAGTTTAGAGCAAGAAGATAAATTAATTTTAACTGTATTAGATTATCGCGATAATAATAGCGTTGTTATCACTAAAGAAGTAACTGGTTCTAATTCTATTGCTTTTGTACCAAGTGATTATGAAGACTTAGATATTGGGTATTATACATATAATGTTAAATTAACACAAAATGCCACAGGATTTATTTATGAAGTAGTTTCTCCTAGTACTTTTTGGATAAAAGCGGGTGAATAATTATGGATGAAAGAACAATGTGGTATGATATGGGAAAAACTGATAAGGTAAAAAGCCCGATAAATACTGGTGTAACAAATATCAGTGTAGGAATGGAATTTGAAGTGGAAGTAAGTGGAAATACAATTAATGAGAATGAATAATGAAGAAAGGAGAAAAATTTTATGTCAAAAGTAAAATTTTATAGCGATTCAGCTAAGACCAATCAAGTTTATCCTGAAATTGACTTAGGAGAAAATCTTGAATTGGGTTTAGAAAATTATTTTGCAATTACTGCTGATGATGGAATTTATGGTCTTGAATTTGACCTTTGGGCAACATCTCATACCTCAGCAGGAACAAAAACTGGGAAGAATGCTGGTCAAACAATAACACCAGGAACAAATGCTGTTTATGAAACAAGTTCATATGGTGTTGCATTCGATTCATATGACTGTAATGCTTTTGTTGATAGCGACGGTGTTCAACACATTACATATTTAAAAGGTATGCCTGAATATGGTGATACTGAAGACACAATTAAAACTTATACATATAATGGAACAACTTATTTGCAAGATGTTTTTGTTATAAAAAGAACTTATTATGAAAAATGGTACAATGATGGTACTAAACAATATTACGAAAGAAGTTATATTCCTAGAGACGGATTTACTCCAGTTGCTCACGCAATTAGAAAAGATGGGACTATTAGTCCTTGGTTCTTAACTGCTAAATATGTAGCAGGGTTAGATAGTCAAGGAAGAAGACGTTCATTAAAAGGATTAAAACCAGCAAGAAATAATTCATATAATAATGAGGTAACTAACTATCATAATAGAGGAACTTATTATACTGGTGGATTAACAAGTGAATATAAAGATTTCTTAACTACTTTCTGGTTAAAATATGGAACTAGAAATACACAATCAGTTATGGCTGGATGTACAAGTTATAACTATCAATATGCTTTAGCTGCTGCTGAAAGTGATGTTAAGAGAGTTAAAATAACAACAGCACAAGCTGCCAATTTAGTTGTTGGAAGTTCTGTATCTATTGGTAATGCAGGAAGTTCAACAAACCACGATAGAGGACAAGCACATATGCATAATATTGCTGATAGTGTAGTTATTACATCTATTGTAGAAGATGAAGAGGATAATACATATTCTTATGTTTATGTTGATGTTGATGATGCTTTCTCAATTACAGCGCCAACAACAACTTATATCAGCACAATGCATTGGCAATCTGGATTTAGTGATAATGTATTAGGTAGAGATGGATGTCCAGGAAACTTAACTAATGGTAAATTCCCTATGGTATTAGATGGAATTGAAATGATGGTTGGTGGATATGAAGTTGCTGGAAATGCAATTATGGACATTGTAAGTTCAACAGGACAAAGAGAAGTTTATGTAACTAATGACTCTACTAAATTAACAACTACTGTAGCAACTATTAAATCAACTTATAATAAATCAAGTTATTCAATGCAACCAACTACATTAAATGCTTGGAATTATATTACTGCAATGCAACTTGATTTAGCTAATGGTGTTGCTATACCTACCGAAGCTGGAGCATCACAATCTGGTTCAAGCGTAGGATATGCAGATGGATTATATGTAGATAACGGAACAAGTGGACAAAGAGAGTTCCTTCTTCTTGGCACTCTGACTATTGGTGCGCATGCTGGTCTTTCTTGCTTGACTGCTCACAGTGGCTTGTCGAATGCGGTCTGGGCTTACCTTGCGCGCCTTTCTATAAATGCAACAGGTGGCACTTTAGCGTAACATAACTCCTATAGGGGTGAATTGGCTGTAAAGCCAAGAGGGGATTATCCCCTCGCAAAATAAATTTGGTGTCAAGACCGTGCTGATAAAGGTCTTTTCACATATATAAGGATGTTGAGCCAGCTGGGTCTTTCCTTCTTCTTGGCAATCTGAATAATGGTACGAATGCTGGTCTTTCTTACTTGAATGCTAACAATGGCTTGTCGAATACGAACTGGAATTACCTTGCGCGCAAATCAAAGCAACCTAAAAAAATAAATAACTAGCTACATACTTATCTTTTTAAAAAATATAAAGTATCTGTCATTTGGCTCAACATCGCACCTAAGAAGGGCATAAACGAAAGTTTATCTTTAGTCTTGGTTAGGCTAGAAGTTTAAAGCTGAAAGGAAAGGGTCTAGTAGAACACCTTCCACTAAGAAAGAAAAAAAATCAATGCAAACAATCCACATACGTGTGTCAGAACGACCTTGACGCTTTGAAAGGAATAAGATATATGAAGACATATTTGAGAAAATTCCAATTTTCATATGTATTTGTTCGTAGTGCTATTTACGATTGTTTAAGACGTAATCGTTGGAAGAGACAAGATACATCATACTTTTTTGCAGATTATGCAATTGAAGTTATGAAAAAGCATAATAAAAAAGTTCCAAATAGAGCAACTGTAGCACATTATTTAAGAAATATTGCATATGAAGATATTACAAAGTTATTTCCTTTAGTTGACTATATTGCATATAGGATGTATCAAGAAATAAAACACCAAAATATGCATATGAGTCCAATAGAATACCAACAAAGACACGATGGCTCTAGTGGCAAAATACGTGAAATTGGTATTGCAAGCATAAAACAACAATGTTATGACTACATAGCCGTTGAATCTTGCCAACATATGTTTTTAGCAAAAGTTGGTTACTATCAATGTGCTAGTTTACAAAATAAAGGTCAAGTCTTTGGCAAAAGCGCTATAGAGACTTGGATAAGAACTAAACCCTACGAATGCCGTTGGGTTTTTAAATGTGACATTCGTAAATATTATCCTAGCGTTAGTCACGATAAAATTAAACAATTATTAGCTAGAGATATTAAGAGCAAAGAAGTATTATATCTTTTATATTCATTAATAGATACTTATAAACAAGGATTGAGTATAGGCTCTTATTTATCTCAATTTTTAGCTAATTATTATTTATCTTATTTGTATCATTATATAAGTGAACAATTATATACATATAAAAGAAATAAAAGAGTTCGCTTAGTTCATCATCAATTATTTTATATGGATGATATTATTCTTTTTGGTTCAAATAAAAAACATATGAATAAGGCTATTAAACTAATAAAGACATATCTAAAAGATAATTTAGGATTAGAGCTTAAAGAAAATGAGCAGTTTTTTGAATTAGATAGCCGAGACATTGATATGATGGGATATAGAATAAGAACAAATAAAACATCTGTGAGAAAGAGAATATTTAATAGAGCAAACCGTTTATATAGAAGCATTCAAAGAAACGGTTATGAAATGGATTTAATTACGGCATATAGAGCCATAAGTTATTATGGTTATTTTATCCACAGCTGGAGTTACAAATATTCTAAACAAATTAAATTAGAAAAAATTATTAAAAAAGCAAAGGAGGTTATTTCAAATGCGAACAAGAGAAGCAGTATATACTAATGAACAACCAGTATACATTTATATGAAATTGCCAAAAAGTAATTTAGCAGATGTATGGATTAATTCATTTGTAGAAACAAGAAAAACCGAAGAAGGCACAGAATATGTATATGACACTAATGAATTTAGAGTATCTCAAAGTCATATTACAGAAGAAATGGTACAAAAAAACCCTATGAAATACTTAAACTATTCACCATCAGGAGAAATTACAGTTAATGATAGAGTTGATGCTCTTGAAGAAGCTGTACTAGAAATTATGGAGGTATTAAATGGCTAAGTTTTATTATTTACAAGTAAAAATGGGTAAAATTGACCTTGAAGATGTACCAAATGATGCGCCTAAATATTACAGAGATAAAGTTCAAGAAATGTTAGATAACGATTAAAAGGAGGATTTATTATGCCAGAATTTGTACAAGTTATAGTATCTTTAATTTGCCTAATGCTTGCAAACATACTTATAGGAACAAAATTGGCAGATTTAAAACAAGAATTTAATAAAGAAAAGTTAGTTAGTGGAATTAGTAAGGCCGTATTTACTTTAATTGGGCTAGCTTTAATTTATGCTTCTACAATCGTATTCCCTATGGAAGTTGCAACAATTAATGGAACAATGGTTACAACATTAACTGGGACAACTATTTTATTAAAGGGTGCCAATTTAATATATGCAGGCAAAGTATTATTAAAAATTAAAGATATTTTTATGTTAAATATACCTGTTGAGGTATTAAGCAAAGACAAAGAAGAAAATAATGAACCAAAAGAAGAACAACTTAGATTAGACATATAATATAAAAGAAGCAACAGGGGGTTTTGGCTTTTATATATAATAAAAAGAAGTACCTACTTCTTTAAGTCTTTGTCGGTTAAATTGTTGAGTGCAAATTCAATGCATTCATTGATTAACCTATTCATTGAAATGTTTGTTTTCTTGGAAAGAGCTTCTATCTTTTCAAGAGTAGCGCTTTTAAGTCTTATAGTCTTAAGAACTGTGCGTTCAGAGTCTAAATCTGGAAGTTTGAACTTCTCCATATCATCCCTCCTCTTACATATAATTTTATACAAAATGTATTACAATTCGTAAGTTACACAATTTGTAGTACAAAATGTATTTTTTTGTGATATAATCAGTTTGAAAGGAGTCTTTATGGAGAATAAAAAGAACGAGCCTAAAAATGGTTATTTTGCCAATATTATGGCTGGTATATTAATTGTTTTGGCAATTGGATTTATTGCAAACTTATTTAATTCAGGTGGAAGTTCAAGAGAAACAGATGCTTGGACTTGTGCTCAAGATTTAGTCATCAGTGAGCTTAAATACGACGCTTCTAGCGCCAAATTTGGAAGTAAATCTGATGCGACTATAACAGACTTAGGAAATGATAAATGGCGTGTAAAAGGCACCGTAGAGGCTAAAAATGCCTATGGTACATATGTAAAAAAATCTTTTACAGCCACATTCACAATGACATCATCGGGTTATAAAGAAGGATATGTTACATTTAAATAACTTTCCTCCTTTTTATATGGCTAAAAGTGTATATAATAAAAAATCAGTGGTATTATGTTATTCGTCGCGACACAAATGTTTTGTGAGAGGAGATGAATGAGATATGGCTGCAACTGCTTTAAGTAGACCTGTTCCAACAAATTATTGGCTTAGACCAGATATAAGTAATAAGTATACACTTGATGATAAATTACTCTATATTTATCTAATTACCAATGTCCATTTTCAACAACACGCAATTTATATGTTACCGAGAAATATAATGGTTGCTGAACTTGGTATGGAAAAGGAAAGATTTGATATTGCTTTTGATAGATTACAAAATGTATTTAAAGTGATTGATTATTCTGATGACACTAATGAAATTGTAGTCCTTGATTACTTTGATTATGGCATTTTAAAAGGTGGAAAACCATTGAAGGATTGCTTTAGTCATCTAGGTAAGAAAATCCATAATATGAAGCTTCTAAAGGCATTATATGACCGCTCTAAAGGGTTTATTGATGACAGAGATTCGTTTGTGGAAGTTATGGCTATGATAAGAAATTTCTTAGGTTCTATTAATATGTTAGATGAAGAGGAACAAAAGGCTTATGATACTTGTGATTATGACAGACTTGCTTAGGTAAATCTGTCTTTTTCTAACACAATAAAAGTAAGCAATGAAGGAATAAATAATAGAAAATAAGAGAATAAAAAATAACAAGAACAATAAAGAAAAGCAATAAGAAAAAAAAGAAATAGACAATGAAGGAATAAGAAATAAGAGTTACGCTCGCCATACGCATAACGATACGTTCACGATACGTAAGCGTAACGTGAAGTGTCTGATATATGTGATGATTTTTATCTTTTTCTGTGACGTTTAATATTCATACGCTTATGCTTGTGGTGGCATAAGCTATGAACTTGACTAGCCCTTGTGTTTGTGTTAGAATCACATTGAGGTGTGTGATAATAGTGGCTTTTGATAAGTTAAAATATGACAATGAATATAAGAAAAAGAATAAAAAGTTATTTACTGCTAGAATCAATCCAGATGAAATGGAAGAACTTAATAAATTATTAGAAAAACATAATTTATCTCATTCACAATTTATTCGTCAAGCTATGGCTGATTTAAAGAAAGATACTAAAAAATAGTGTCTTTTTTGTTAGAATCTTAAAATTTTTAATAATTTTACTTGACAAGGGCTAGCCCTTATGCTATACTACCCTCTCGAAACCGCAGAAATTGTCATTTTGTGGTATTGAATAAGAGGGGTTGATTTAATTATGACAAGAAAAGATTATACTTTGAAGGGTGCGCCATCAGTGCAAGAATTTATGCAAGAATTTAAGGATGATAAAACGGCTTTAGATTTTATTATTAAACATATTTATCCAAATGGTGAAGTTGTATGTCCACATTGTGGTTGTACAGATAATATTGTTGAATGTAAATATACAACTGGTATTTATGGGTGCTTTCATTGTGGAAAAAATATCCCTATTTTGAATGGCACTATATTTGAACAAATGGAAAAACATCCGAAAAACTGGTTATATGTTATTTATAGAATGTTTGTTTCTAGGAAAGGTATTTCTACTGAACAATTATCAAGAGAAACGCATTATAGTAACGAAACCATCAGAAAATTGCGAAGACGATTACAACTTGCAATGAGTAATTATGATTTGGAACCTTTTCAAGGAATTATTGAAATGGATGAGGGATATATTGGAGGTTCTAATCACGGTCGATACTCAAAAGAACAAGAAGGTTTAGGACAAAAGAAGTTCCCAGTATTTGGAATATATGAAGTATATGGTAAACGTGTATATTCATATCCAGCAGTACCAAATGAATTAGGTCAATGTTTAACCGGAAAGCAAATAAAGACGTTTATTGATGGAACCATCAAAGAAGGTTCAACTATTGTTACAGATGAATTTAAATCATATAATTTTTTAAATAAATCTGATAGTAAATATAAACACGAGACAGTAAATCACAATGATTATCAATATAAAAATAGTGATGGTTTTACAACAAACAGAATTGAAGGATATTGGAGTTTAGTTAAAAAACATTATTACTCTACCCATCAATTCTTTGCAAAGAAATGGGCTCATCTATATTTAGCAGAAATTGATTTTAGATATAATCATCAAGATTGGAAAAATGCATTAGATGATATTTTATATCAAGGTGTGTTATTCCCACAAGTTATTGATATTAGAAAGCTTGGAAGATTTGGAAACAAGACTTATGATTTAAATGATTATAAAATGATTCTACCAAAATGTTTTGATGATATTGATTTAAATAATATTAAAACTGAAGATATATTGCTTTGTAAAGAACCTGTTTATGGAATATTAAAAATACCATACTCTACTCGAAAGAAATTGAAATATAAATATAATACTTATCCTAGTAATTGGCGAGATTTAGGAATGGTTGAATATGGTACAGGTCAATATAAAGATTATAGAAATAATACTATTAATACTTTGGAAGATGTAAAAGAAATGATTAAAGATGCTACTAAACATAAAGATGTTAATAATCGAGAGTATTTTAAATCATACAAAAGAAAACCAGAACCTAAAGAACAAAGAAATACAAGAACACGAAAAAACAGGATAAGACAGAGATATAATAAGTTACCAGTGATGTTGCAACTTCAAATTAAAGAAGAATATCCAAATATATTTAAAGTTTCAAATCGTGAAAACACATTTGAAATACAACATAGAATTGGAATATTGCTACGCTGGTATAACAAAAAATTTACAGACTGAGAAATCAGTCTTTTTATTTTGGAACAAAGGAGGAAAAGTTTATGGAAGAAAATAAACAAGTAATTGAAGTAGAAACAATGGAAGAACCAGAAGTTCAAACAACTTTCAATGAGGAAACAATCGAGGAAATGATTGACGCAGAAGATTGCGTTATTGAAATTCCTAAGGAGGTGGAATAATATGGGTCTTAATACAGGTCAATTTGCTATCAGAAGGTCTTTACCCGAAAGAGGCAATAAATTTTATAACACTAAATCTAATGGAGGTTACTCAATTTGTATTCAAGGTAGTCCAACTTGTTCTGGATTAAATGTCTTAAATAACTGTGTCGGATGGAGCTGTTCCAGATTTAACGAGGTTTATAGTTTAATTACTGGCTATCAAGGTATGAAATTCCCAGCATTAAATTGTAATGCTGAAAATTTTGCTGAAAGAGCAAAAAGTTATTATGGTCTACAAGTTGTTCCATATCCAGTATTAGGTGGTATTGCTGTTTGGGAAGGTTTAGGTTCATTAGCAGGCCACGTTGCATTTATTGAGGATATATCAGCTGCACAACAATTTTATTCTTCAGAATCCGGTTGGAAAAGTTCAACTTCTATGTGGAATTCTAACAGAACTAATTCAAATGGTAGATATGGTATGAGTTCTAGCTATAGATGGATAGGATGTATTGTTAACCCTGCTATTGGAGATGTTCATTGGACAAATATCACACCAAATGTAAGTCGTGATGAAACTAAAAATCAAATTGAAGTTTTAATTACAGACCTTCGTGTTAGAACCGGTGCAGGTACTGATAAGAGTATCTTAGGATTTGCTTCAAAGGGTTTCTATAATTATTATGATAAATCTGATGCTAATGGTTACACTTGGTATAGAATTGCTGACGGACAATGGTTAGCATCAAAAGAAGGATGGACAAATGTCTTACCTGGTAAAGAGCCAGAACCAATCAAATTAAAATATAAAGTCGGAGATAAAATGGTATTTAATGGTGTATTATACGCCAATGCTAAAGGCGAAGGCGCTGGTCAATCAAGAACTAATTTTGTATGTACTATTACAATGACATATGATAAACCAGGAACAACTAAACCATATAATATTGATAATGGATTAGGTTGGGTTGCAGAGGCAGATTTAACTCCTTATGAAGAACCAACTCCTACACCACCAAGTCCAACACCAACAACTGAAAGAAAAGGGCTTGATTTATCTAGTTACCAAGCAGGAATAAATTTCGATGCAATTAAAAATAGTGAATATAATCAATTTGTTATTTTAAGAGGTGGATTTACTGGTTGGGGAACTGGAGTATCTTATAATAAAGATTCAAGTTTTGAAACATTTTATTCACAAGCCAAAGCAAAAGGAATACCTGTAGGATGTTATTGGTACAGCTGTGCCGACACTCGTGAAAAAGGTATTGCTGAAGCAAACTTCTTATATGAAAATTGCTTAAAGGGAAAACAATTTGAATATCCAATTTATATGGATGTTGAAGATTCTCATTGGCAAGTTGGTAAGAAAGACGGTGTAACTGCTGCAATCAAAGGATTTTGTGAAACTTTAGAAGCAAAAAAATTCTATGTAGGTATTTATGCTTCTGATATTTCAGGATTTAAAGAAAAAATGGACATTGACCAATTAACAAACTATGATAAGTGGGTTGCTAGATATGGTTCTAAACCACAATATGTAACTTCTTATGGTATGTGGCAAACTTCTTCTGAAGGTAGAATTAGCGGATACGGAGAGAATCTTGATACAGACATTGCTTATAAAGATTATCCAACAATTATCAAAGAAGCTAAGTTAAATGGTTATGGAGACGAACCTCAACCAACTCCTCCAACACCAGAACCACCTACTCCTACACCTCCAACTTATAAATATAATATTGGAGATAAGGTTGTAATTAATGGTCAATTATATGGTAATGCCGATGGAGGAAATCCTGGTAGGGTTGTATCTAATAAAGTTACAAATATTACTAGAAGAGCCGATGGACATCCATATCCATATAATACAACCGGTGATTTAGGTTGGATGGCAGAAAGTTCAATTTCTCCATATACCGCTCCAGCGGGTTTTGCCGTTGGAGACAAAGTTGTACCAACTAAATTGGTAAGTTATATTGGACAAAAATTAGTTCAATATGATGATTATTATTATATTACTGATTTAAAAGGCAACAGGGCTGTATTGAGCGCAAAAAGAAATGGCAAATATGTTGTTTGGGCAGCAATGAATACAGCAAATATAAAAAAAGCATAATGAAGGGTTATTCCCTTCTTATGCAGAAAGAAAGGATGATTTAAATGACAAATAAAAAGAACCAAGCAAAAAAGGTTGAAAAAATTGAAGGAGTAAAAGAAGCTAAACCAGAGGTTAAAGAAGAAAAACCAAAAACTATTAAACTTGGTACTAAAGTAATTGTAAATGGAAGAACATTTGGAAGTCATACTTTAGAAGCACCAATGAAAACATTAAGAAATGTTGAATCAAAAATTATTGGTATCAGCGAAGATAGTTATGAAGTTAAAGAAGGTTTTGTTTCAAAAGATTCTGTAATAATTAAATAAAATAGAAAGGGGAACAAAAATAAATTAGTTCCTCTTTTTTTTACCACATAAAAGACAGACGAAGGAGGACATCTGCCTAGCCAGGATATACACCAAAACACCTTTTTTACATTACTCACCTTTTTTACGATATCAATCAGTGTCTTACGACAATGGTAATTGGAACGCTAATCCATTTACCATTAACATAAACACGCTTAAAAGTATGTTTTATTACTGACATATCTTCACCTCCTAATAAATAATTTAAACGGATATTTATTGGGGTGTATATTCCTGACAATGTTATTATACCACAGATGAGAAAGTTCCTCTTGACAAGGGCTATCATTTGTGGTATACTCTATTCAGAATTAAGGTAGCAGACGACCTTACGGGAAATGTTCCCGATATCCACTTTGAAGCAGTAATTGCTTAATAATGTTTATTTAAAGGACACCATTATTGTGTTCTTTTTTGTCGTATTTTTTAATGGATAGTGTGCTGGAGATATAACTACTTCATCCCATTATGTCTTTAGCACAGTGTTCATTAAGGAGATGATTTATGACAGAGAAAGAAATTTATGCATATAGACGATATGTTGCTTGCCATTATGATAAACATTATATAAAAGCAATATATTACTATTTGAAGTGGAAATATTATGAGAGATTGAATGAGAGGATGTGGATGAGAGATGCTAAACGACACAAAATTTATGCCAACGAAAATGAAAATATTTGATAAGGAAGGAAACGAATTTCAGTTTGATGGGAATATCACAATTCAAGAAAATGCTTTTGATTATGTTGAAAGTCCTTATTTTGATGACGAACGTTCAGTAATAATGAAAAGGCCGCCTACAGCAACATTAGAAATAAAAGCATTCAAACCTTTAACAAGAAAAAAGTATATCAAGTTATTAATGAGTAAAGGCATTGGTATTGCTGGCGCTACTGAAATAGCAAGATATGTTCATAGAACTAAGGGTAAATATGATATATCTGATTTATTTTACTGGTAGAAAATGAGGTGATTATATAATGAAAATTGAAGTTAAAATAATGCCAAAAGAAGAATTTGATGAAGAGGGATTAGGATGGTCTAAACCCGTCGAAATCGACCAGTTTATATTAAACCCAAACGACATTGAATTTGAATGGGATGAAGGTTCTACACTACCATACAATGATTTTATATTTTTTGGAAACGAATATTATTATGGAATATTCGTAAATGGTGAACACGTAGAATAAATTATTTTAGGCATAGAGGGTTCCTTTTATTAACAAATGATAGGTGAATTTGGCTTACCGTAAAGCTCTTACCCTTCGCCAATATTACGTAGGCTGAAGTATTTCCGCCGACCCTCTTCGGAGGGGTTAATTAGAAAATAAGGAGAATTAAAGATATGAAGAAGATTAGAAAGAATACATTTGAAACTAATAGTAGCTCTACAAATTCATTAAGTATAGAAAATAGCAATATTGAGATACCGATGAAATTAACTATATTAGACCAATATTATGGTGGAGGTAGAGACTTTGATTTAGAAACTACTGATGAAAAGTTTACCGTTATGGTTAGTCTTTGTGATTCAATGGAAGAATTTTTTAAGTTATGTTACAAAATGTATAAATTTGGAGTTGCTATTATAAATTTACCTAATCCTAAAACATTTAAACCACATTGGAATAAAATAAGCTTTATTATTAGTGCTGGTGGAGAAATAGATGATTCTTACGATGAATTAAAGAGTTTATTGGAAGATGAAAATGAAGAAGATTTAAAGGCTTTTATATTCGGCCAAGATTCTTATGTTTCTGGAGAGGATGATAATTATTAATTATGATTGAAATTGAACATCAACAAATATTAATAAAGGAAAAATATATTAATTCGGAGACTTTGGAAAAATATGGATTTAAACAAGTTGGAGAGCAATTTAGAATTGATGCTCCTCGATTTGTAATGACAATAGATAAACTTGATGATATTGGAATTTTGCACGTTAATAGTTTGGCAATGTTAGATTTGTCTTATGCGGTGTTCTCAATTTTATTTAATATGCTTACAGATGGCATTTTAATGACTGGATTATCACCAAGTTTAGTTTCGGAAAGTTTATATGATTCTATGATTGAATATGATAGATACGTTTGTGGGAATGATAACTATGATGATTAAGCCGGTTGTATTTTTAGATATAGATGGAGTTGTTGAAACTATTTATTGGGAGAAAGCCGATGATGGAACGTGGTCTTATAATGTACATAAATATGGTCACGAAGAATTAAATAATAAACAAGCTATTGGATGGCTTAATGAATTATATAATAAAGTCCCATATGATATAGTGATTAGTAGTTCTTGGAGATACAAAATGAATAAAGACCAATTTCAAGAATTATTAGTGAAATCAGGATTTAATCCTAATATAAAAGTAATAGATACAACGCCAGTATTATATCAACAAAGAGGAATAGAAATACAAAAATGGTTAGATGATAATAATTTTAAAGGTAAGTTTATAATTATAGATGATGATTGTGATATGTGTCATTTAAGACCATTTTTAGTTAGATGCGATTGCCAACTTGGATTTACAATTTATGAATATCAAAAAGCATTAGAAATATTAAAGTAAGAAAGGATTTTAAAATGAAGGAACCACTTAAAGTTATAGAACTTTTTGCTGGTATTGGTGCTCCTCGTAAAGCCCTTATGAGGGGGGGGTACAACTTCAAAACTCTTGATGTTATAGAGATAGATAAATACCCAATAGCATCTTATAATGCTATTTATAATACTAATATCGAACCAAAAAGTATAGTAGATTATTATCCTAAAAAAGAAGAATTAGGAGAAGTAGATTTAATATGGAACTCAAGTCCGTGTCAAGATATTTCTTTGGCCGGCAAACAAGCCGGAGCCATTGAAGGAAGCGGAACTCGAAGTAGTCTTATATATGAGGTTATTAGAATTGCAAAAGAATTAAAACCAAAATATCTGATATGGGAAAACGTTAAAAATTTATTATCGAAGAAACATAAACTTATTTTAGATGATTATATAAATAAATTAAATGATTTAGGTTATTTATCATATTATAAAGTTTTAAATTCAAAAGATTATGGAATACCTCAAAATAGAGAAAGAATATTTGTTGTAAGCATCAGAAAAGATTTGAATCAAAATTTTTCTTTTCCTGTACCACAAATATTAAAGAAAAAGATGAAAGATATGTTGGAAGATGAAGTAGATAGTAAATATTATTTATCTCATAAAATGATAGATTATATTAGTTCAACTGGAACGTCAAATTTTAAAAATAAAGATAGTAGAATAAATTTAGATATTGCAAGACCAATTACTACAATTCCAAATAAAAGAGCTGGAACGACTAATTATATCGGCAATGAATTGCCTCCTAATTATGATTTGAGAGTAATTAGAGATGGAGGATTATATAAAAATAAACAGGCTGGTAGTATATATAATAAAGAAGGATTATGTCCAACAATTACTACTGAAGCTAGTCAAAATTGGAATATTTTATTAAATGATTATCCTAAAATAAGAAAATTGACACCTAGAGAAACCTGGAGGTTAATGGGATTTGATGATGAAGATTTTGATAAAGCATCTAAAACAAACTCCGACACTCAATTATATAAACAAGCGGGCAACTCAGTTGTAGTTAATGTTATAGAAGCAATATTTAAAGAATTATTTAAATAAGTAAGAAAGGA